TACAGCACTATCTTTGTTACACGCAGACGAAGAGTTTGTCAAAAGCATTATCCAACCGTTGGGTATGGTAAATGTTCGGTATAACCGTTTGATTAGAATGAGCCAAGACTACTTGACTTGGGACGGAAATGATGCTACAATGTTATATGGCATTGGCAAATATGGTTCTGATTCATATGAGATCTTTTACAAGCAGAATTATTCCGTACAGCCAACTGATAAAGAACTGATACGATATCTCAAGGAAGAAATCAATAATGATTTTGAAACTGCTTGAACGACTAGGCCGTAAACGGATTATTTTTGATCGTGTGCATAATGAACCGTATTTAGAAAGGTATTATCTGTTTCTTAAAGAAAGACAGAATTTTCCTTTCAATATATTTCTACACAAATTCCTAAAAGGTGATCCAGATGATGTACATGATCATCCGTGGCCTTATGCTACATTAATCTTACAAGGCGGTTATTATGAATGGACTCCCGTATTTGATTCTGCGGGAAAACAGATCAGCGAGACACAGCATTGGCGTGGACCTGGTCATTTTCGCATCTGCAGGTCCAACAGTTATCATAGAATTGAATTAAAACCAGGCGTTACTGCCTGGACACTGTTTATGCCAGGACCTCATCGTCGTGAATGGGGATTTTTAGTCAACAATAAATGGATACAGCACGAACAGTATCTCAAGGATAGACATGAACAAGCTGCCAATAACATATAATCAATTGACTCACATGGTCAATAAAATTTGTAGAAACATATTATTAAGTGATTGGCGACCAGATTACATAGTAGGTATTACTCGCGGTGGTTTAATTCCTGCAGTGATGATCAGTCAATATCTCAACGTTCCTATGCATGCATTAGGGGTGAGTCTCAGAGACAATGATGCTGCAGAATCTAATCTGTGGATGGCCGAAGATGCGTTGGGTCCGCAGAGCAAACATAGATTATTAGACGTTGAAGGCACAGACACAGCCAATGATTTATCGGATCAAGCATCGACCTATAAAAACATTTTGATCGTAGATGATATCAATGATACTGGGGCTACATTAGATTGGATCGTCAACGATTGGCAAAGCGGTTGCTTTCCGAACGATCCATCCTGGGACGAAGTATGGAATAATAATGTGAAGTTTGCTGTGATCGTAGATAATCTTGCCAGCAAATGCAGTGTTAAGATGGACTATACAGGTATGGAAGTCAACAAGGCTGAAAACAATGTATGGATTGATTTTCCCTGGGAAGAATGGTGGTCAAAATGATCGATGTCAAGATAAAACTACACTGTACCGATAACGGCAAAGACGTAGATGCGCATGTATTAAATTATCGACCAAAAGCACTGTTAGAAGTAGCATTTCAAACACTAAAGATACGCATGGTGTATAAAGAAAACACTCGTGTATTTTTTGGTAGCATAGGTGGTCGTGAGTTTGTGATCAAGGAAGATGACCTTCCAAAAGAGCGCAAGGATTTTCAAAGATGAAAATTGCGCAAAAAATCATAGAATCTGAACCAGCCTGTATAGATGATAGTGTTAACGCACCTTGGACTGATCTCGAAATTGAAGATTTTCATGTCAAGGTGTTCAGTGATGCGTATCCAGTCACTCCTGGACATAAATTATATGTGCCTCAATATAATAACGTTGATGTTCTCAAAGACGCTGTTATGGATGCTGTATCTCGAGGACTCGAAGGTATAGAACACGGAGAATGGGATGGATTTAATGTAGGGATGAATGTAGGCACTGCTGCTGGACAAACCTGTGCTTGGCCTCATGTACATCTTATTCCTAGGCGACAAGGAGACATGGAAGATCCTAGGGGCGGTGTTCGACATGTGATTCCAGAACGAGGTAATTACAAAAAATGGTAACTGTGCATATACCGTGGAATCCTAGGGCAAATAATGTTACCCTCTGGAATCAAATCACAGCATCGATTATGGAACGATTTGGTCTTCCAGGTTATAAGTATACTACAGAAATCACAGAGGATTATATGGATTTTCATTTTCGAGACGATCACGAAGGATTGATCTGTCAACTGTTAGTCAGCGATTACATATGAAAGATATCTCGATAGTGATTGCTATATTTTTAGCTGTGTTTATTTTAGTAATTGTCGATTGGGACAGCCCTAATGGCAAATGGATTAACTGCAGAGATGTAGATTTTCTGCCCGATGTACCTCCCGAAGTACGTGCAGAGTGCAGAAAAATAATCAAAGACCGATTAGATCAACAACGTGATCAAGAACAAGATAAAGCAAAGGTAAGAACATGAGTACATGGACACTGACTGTAGAAGAAGATCCCGAAAACGGAGATTGCATATTGACATTCCCACCTGATCTTCTAGAACAAGCAGGTTGGAAAGAGGGCGATACATTGACTTGGATTGATCAAGGAGACGGCTCTTGGCTTTTAGAGAAAAAGAGTGTATAATAAATCATGAGTAAAATTAAAATTGCAGAGCTGTTTTACAGCATACAAGGTGAAGGTCGTTACATGGGTGTTCCTAGTGTGTTCTTACGCACATTCGGCTGTAACTTCAAATGTGCAGGCTTTGGCATGCCTAGGGGTGAGTTAAGCACCGAAGCTGAAGACCTAGGTCAAGTCGCTCACATGTTTAACAAATATGAAGACTTGCCGTTAGTTAGTACAGGTTGTGACAGTTATGCATCGTGGCATCCAGACTTTAAAGATTTATCGCCTATGCTTACTAGTGATGCAATTGTACATCGTATTATGGAAATACTTCCACACCGTCGTTGGGAAGATGAGCATCTTGTTATCACTGGCGGTGAACCTCTACTAGGGTGGCAACGTGCTTATCCGGAGTTACTAGATCATCCTAGCATGGACAGACTTAAAGAGATCACCTTTGAAACAAACGGTACTCAAAAACTTACTCCAGAATTCAAACATTACCTAAGTGCATGGGCTGGACACACGGATGACCACAAAAGAGAAATTACATTTTCAGTAAGTGCTAAACTTCCTTGCAGTGGCGAGAAGTGGGAAGAAGCTATCAAACCAGAAGTTGTTTGTGAATATGAACAAGTTGGCACAGCATACTTAAAATTTGTTATTGCTACAGAACAAGACTTCGAAGATGCCCAACGTGCGACTGAAGAATATCGTGCCGCAGGATTTACAGGGCATGTTTATCTAATGCCAGTTGGTGGTGTAGAAAGCGTCTACGCATTAAACAATAAGAATGTAGCATTACTAGCAATGAAAAACGGCTTACGTTATAGTGACCGGTTACAAGTCCCTCTGTTTAAAAACGAATGGGGTACTTGATGAAGAATGTTAACTATCATTACAGCAATGATAGATATAGTTCTTTGTGGACCTTGAGATTCAAAGGAATCTATATGTCCTTGCGCCGAAACAAAGTAGCAAAAACTTGGCATTTTTATATTAAGAGAATAACCGATTTAGACATTCTAGGTCTATATCATGAAATAGGATGGAAAATAAAATAATGAAAAAATTTATAGAACGATTATTTGGTATTGACAAGATTAGAGCAGAAGCAGAACGATCTATAGTCGTCGCAGCAGAAGCTGCTGAAGCAGCCAAAACAGCCACTGCGGCTGCTGAACGTGCTACAGAAGCAGAAGCACAGGCCAAACTATCACCAAAAGATCGAGCTACTCGAAAAAATGAACCGTGGGTAGGTGTACTAGAAACCCATGTTAATAAAGATAACATCCGTAATGGCTTTTTTGAGCTTGACTGGAATGACCATTTTGTGCTAAAATTAAAGCAAGAGGGATACGGTGAGGACGGAGACAAAGACGAAGAAATCGTAGATCGTTGGTTCCGTGAACTGTGTGCTAATGTAGTAGTCGATGGTGATTTTGGCGGTCCTGTAAACACAGGTTTAATTGATATTAAAACAGTGAAGAAAGATAATCTATGAATTATATCTTAGTCGATACAGCAAACACATTCTTTCGTGCAAGACATGTCATCAACGGTGACGCTGATATCAAGTTAGGTATGGCGTTTCACATCACACTAAACAGTATTCGCAAAGCATGGCAGCAATTCGAAGGCAGTCATGTTATCTTCTGTTTAGAGGGACGTAGCTGGCGTAAAGATTATTATACTCCTTACAAAGCTCAACGTGCCGCTCAACGTGCCGCACACACAGAAAAAGAACAAGATGAAGAAAAAATCTTCTGGGAAGCATTTGATACATTCAAAGACTTTATCGCAGAAAAGACCAACTGCACTGTACTACAAAATCCACAGTTAGAAGCAGATGATTTAATCGCTGGTTGGATACAGAGTCATCCAAATGACAAACATGTGATTATCAGTACGGACACAGATTTTGTGCAATTAATTGCACCTAATGTCACACAGTACAATGGTGTGATGGAACATGTAATCACACACGAAGGAATATTTGATGACAAAGGCAAGCCAGTCATTGACAAAAAAACACAACAACCTAAAGCAGCTCCAAATCCAGAATGGCTGTTGTTTGAAAAATGTATGCGTGGTGATACCAGTGATAATGTCTTCTCAGCGTATCCGGGTGTGCGTACTAAAGGCACAAGCAAAAAAGTGGGTCTTACTGAAGCGTTCGAAGATCGTAAAAGCAAAGGATATGCGTGGAACAATCTCATGTTACAGAGATGGTCTGACCACAACGGTCAAGAACATCGTGTGTTAGAAGATTACGAACGCAATCGTCGACTTATCGATCTAACTCATCAACCAGATAATATCAAAGAGATAATTACGAATACAATTTCCGCTGCTACCGCTGAACAAAAGAATGTGAGCCAAGTTGGTATAAGATTAATCAAGTTCTGTAATCTATGGGATTTGAAAAAGATTGCTGATCAAGCACAGAGTTATGCAGAACCACTCAATGCTAGATACACGAACTCAGAGATTGTGACAGCATGATCACCCCACAGGAGATAGTGATGACAGACATACACGCTAAACCTATCATAGCAAATAAATTTTGGATCGTAGAAGAGAATGGCGAGAAGATTGCCACTCTGAGAAAGGACGATGACAATAGATTTTTCATGAGCAATGAGACAGGAGTAACTATTTACGAAACCAAAGATAGTTTAACTAAACAGTTTGGTAAAAAGTTTTTCACCGTAAAGATTGTCAAAGAGGCCGATACGGCACTGCCTAATGAAGTTCATGGGTATGCTACTAGCACCGAGCCTCACAACGCCATGTTTGATATTCGTAAGAAACTACCACTGTTCACAAAAAGCAGTGATTCAAAAAGTCTATACTGTGCCGGATACTACTGTATCAAATTTGAGAAAGGGTGGGTCAAGAGTTTTTGTCCTAAAAAGATCACCTTAGAACGCTATCCATACCAAGGTCCGTTCAAGACAGAATTAGAGATGAAACAGGTATTAGCCAATGTCACAAAGTAACTTACCAGAAATACTTCCTACAGTACAAAAACTTATTCAAAGAATCAGTGTTGCTGAACGTAGCCAACAGAAAGAAATACGTATTAGTATGCAAGAAGCTAGAGATCTCACTGCAGAATTAGCACTGTTAACAGCTAAACTAGGAAGCACTGTCAGCGAAATACACCAAATGTTAGCGGCAATCAAAGAATCTACTACCCAGATAGACGTGAAATTCGACGGCGGGCAGTTCTAAAAAAGACATAAATATATACGTGGTTAATTAGGAACACGTATATGAGTAGACCCAAGCCAAAAGTTCTTTTAGAGTATGCTAACAAAGAAACCTATAAGATTGAGCAGATTCTTGACTCGGAAGCCATCTGGGCTGTGTTCTACAACGGCCAGCCTTTCAATCTCAAAAGCGGTAGTCTGATAGCCAGTTATCCAGGT